AACAAAAGAACTTGCATCAAAAGAAAAAGAGGTGAGAGCGTTGCGAGAACAATTGCTCTACGGCCCATATCCAAGACCAGCAAGCGATCGTGTGTTATTTATAAAAGCATGCTTAGACCAAAATTGTCGCGGGTTCTTAAGTTCTCAGTGGAAATGTGGTTTATGTGAAAAATGGTCGTGTAGTGAATGTCATGAAATAAAAGGATTGTCACGTGACTGCGAACATACGTGCAATCCAGATAACGTGGCAACAGCCGCATTGTTAAAAGCCGATACAAAGTCGTGTCCCGGCTGTGGCACTGGTATAAATAAATTAGAGGGATGCGATCAGATGTTCTGTACGCAGTGTAATACCGGATTTAGTTGGAAGACCGGTCGCATTGAAACCAAGATACATAATCCGCATTATTTTGAATGGTTAAGAAGAACCGGTGGAGGTGAAATTGCAAGAAATCCCAACGATATACAATGTGGTCGGAATATTACAAATACACTTACACGGAGAATAATAGCATTATGTCGCAATAATTGCACCACACCGGAATCGATTGTAAATAGGATATTAAAAATATGCGGGGCTGCGATGCATATGACACACATAGATTTGCCAATGTACGCAGTAAACCATGTATTAGACAATGAAGATCTTCGTATAGATTACTTAAGGCAAAAAATTACAGAGGAAGAATTCAAAACACGAATTCAAAGAGCTGAAAAAAAACATCAGAAAAAGAAGGAAATACATGATGTACTTACGATGTTAATAAACACAATAACTGATATAATTTATAGGTTCCACGAGCACGTCGATAATATATCCCAGTTCTTTATTCCCATTTCGGATGATATTCTCAAGGAAGTCGATGAGATTGTTATATATGCGAATGAATGCCTTTCGGATATATCGACTGTGTATAATTCAAAATGTTATATGGTAAATGAAAATTTATGCCTATGTGCTAAGCAATAATATACTAAACTCGCTCGTTCATTTCCTCTTTGAAAAACTCCGTCTTAAACGAGTCTTTCTGTAGCTCGATAGTTTGTAGCGTCGTTTCTTGTTCTTGGATATATTTCATATATCTTGCAATATCATCAATTGTCTGCTTAGGTAAAAAAGAAAGGTTAATAAATACACCACTCTTGTTTTCGTTTATCTTTATTCCTGGTGAATTTTTCAAGATCCTGAGAATTTCAATTTGGTGAATTTTTCCAAGAGATTCTATTTTTTGCTTGATACATTCTAAATCGTGATCCATATTATATTTATTGTAAATAGCCCTATTATTTTATATGTGTTTATATTATTAATAATTCACTATCGCCCCCCAACTTAATTCTAGGTTTCTTTACTTGGACCAGCTTCTTTTCAACTAATTGCCCGATTACGCATATATAAGGGTCGTTTAGTTCGTAGCGTATTCCAATAACCTTAATCACAATATCCATGTTTTCCTTGATAGTATTAAAGTGCTTGTCGGTATTATGGTGATCGCGAGCAATAAATACAGTGACTGGTATGACATCATTCATGTCGACGACTTGTGCGTGGATTCCAGCCTTCGTAACAGTTTTGCTAGTACATTCTATTTTCATACCCTCTACAGGATGACAAATCATACATTCAAATACAGTCTGAAATTCGACATTATCAGCATTTACTACGCCAGACGAGTAACTAATGATTCTGACAGACCCAGGGCGAATGAAACCTTCGGCTATACATTTTCCTTCTACGCCTGACGTTATCTTCTCCTCTAGAATTTTCTTAGTATTGCTTCCGATTTCGGTTATGGATAGAATCGTCTTTTTCGTAAGAATCGACTTTATGTAGACCCCGAAAATCTTCTCTGTATTTGGTTGCGCCATTGTTATATAACCATTATATTTTAATTAAATCAAAATCAATTTTTCCACCTATGCTTTATTAATAATCGCCTGTTCGTTAGATAAGTACCAGACACTTTCTCTTTTAGTATCGTTAAATTCGCGCATCAATATTTCCAGGAGAACGCTTATGCGTGTAGAGTTTAGTTTATATTCCTTTACACTTATTGTATTGTATTTATTGGGTTCTCCGACAACGTCATTTAGTATTGGTAGTGTGTATTCTTTCAATGCGTTACTCATTACTCGTCCAACTGTATTTTTCGCGGCGGATAAGTATTTCGCTTTGAATACATAGTTTCGTATTCGCGTACCTTTTTCGAACCAGGAAGTAAAACCAATGACTTTGTATAACATTTGTTTGTTAAATACATATTTTTTATTAAATTCTTTGGATCGTATTATATTGTTCCTTTCTACATATGGTGCCTCGGCCCATCCTTTATCCGTTTGAGAATATATTCGTATTACCTTATTGTCTGGTGTCAAACTTATCCCAATGTCACCACCTTCTGCAGTTACAATTCGATCATCAAAATAACGTTTTATTAGAGTTTCAACTTGGCTCTTTTTCATTATTAGATCCGCTGATGGTTTCCATATACCATTATAAACATTATTAAGCATTATTATCTTGTCCGGCAAAATCATATTGTCTATCATGTGGTTAACTACATGTTTTTGTAATTTGATATCCGTTATGTCATATTCTTTCAATAAATGCGGTCTAATTGCATTCAGCTCATTATACCATGAATCTCCTGACTTGTCCGATGAAAATACGTCCGTAAAATTAGATGTTAAATTATCGATAATTTGTTCGAAGTCATTCAGTATAGACGCGCCAGGTTTACGTTTATGCAATTCAATTGATATGTTTTTATGTTTGAATTCTACTGGCGCAATACGTTCATATATAGACGCCGATTTATCAGTGATTTCAACAGGTTGAAATAGATATACATTGCCATTATTAACTATGTGCCCTAATCTTCCATATTTGTCTACTACATATTCATTTGAATTATCTATCATACGAGTAAGAGATGAATATATCTGCTCGTCTGAGTATTTCTTTACCGAGTTAATCTCTGCAATTATTTCATCACTATTATAAAAGTTACGTTTTTTGAATAGATCACGTATCCGTTGTATTATTCGTGCGTTGTTTTCTTCCACAAATTCAATTCCATAAGTATCAAGTGTTATGTCGGTTGGTTCGGGCGCGTCTGCATTTGGATAACATTTGAACGCACAGTCTGCCATATAGTCACACATGTTGGTAAATGGTTTATCGCCTATCTTATAATCTATATCACGTCCACTAGAAAGCGACAGTTTGATTGTTTCGTTCTCGACTATTTTGTATAATTGTTCGGTCGTGAAGTTGGTTTGCCCTATATTCAAAAGACAGTCTACAGCAACTTCTTTGAGAACCCTGGTTACTTCACCTATCGCGATCGCCTTGCGTTCTGCCAATCTATACACATACATATCCGCAGATTCCTCTTCTGTTCCTAGTAACGTTGCATGTAGAAATATCTCTACGTTGCGCTCTTCAAAATTCAATTTACAGTGGCTCAAGTTACGAACTCCGCGCCCAATGATCTGTTCCATACGATTCATGTTATACCATGGCTCCAAAATGTGGACTTGTCTGATATTCTTGAAGTCGATTCCTTCTCCAGCAGCCTTTGATATAATAACAACCTTAACCATTTCACCATCCTTATTTTCGTCGCTATTCAGATATTTGATGTCCTCATCGTTATTCGGCGAATATGATGCGTCTCCAGTTATCATAACATACCTTGCGGGATTACCACCCTCTGTTATCGGTTGCATACTCATGGAATCTATTGCCGGACTAGGTGGTGTTTTAAAAAGCGATTTATCAGAACCATAACGAGAGAACCCAAGTTCTTCCAGGGCTAGTGCAACCGGAACCGCGCCACCATCGATATATTGTGTATATATAAGTATAATACCTTTCGATTTTTTTATTATTTCGCAAACATTTGCAATCTTCGCACTATATTTTGGTAGCTCGGACGGAGTGAAAATGTGTGGAACATTCGGCTTATATTGGTAATTATAATGTTTGTCTGTTATTTTGTCCTTGTTCTGCATTACATTCGATAATCCAGTTTTGCCTATCATATTAGACAATAACTGTGTTTTTTCTTCAGCAGTATATGATGCAGTTGGATCATAATCCTTTGATGGATATACTATAATCAGCGCCTCTAATGGTTTTTGTAATATAGTGTAACCAAACGAATCTTTCTCTTCGAATGCCTTGTCTTCATCTTCACCTAGGTTCTCAACGCACATATTATATACTTGGGATTGATACTGTCCGATCCCGTTAATATAAATCGGGATGTGTTTCTGAAACGCTTTCTCTGCCTCGATCGGTTTCTTATTCATCTGTATCGTTGGATATTTTGCATTTTCATCCTTTTCGGGGTATATCCTATAAGGAAATGTGTATGGGTTCTCTCCTCGTATGTATGAAACATACCCGTTTAACTTCTTACGAAGGAGTTCCTTCCCTCCATTCGGATTGAATTTGCCATCTTTACCGAATACATCCGACACCTTGATAGTCTTACGTTTGTCATTTAGATTCATAAGATTACATAACCATACAATTTCTTCATGTGAATTATACATGGGAGTGGCTGATAACAGTAATAATCGCATATTATCAGTATTCCTTGCTACTTTGGCTAATAGGTCGGCTGGTTTGGGATCCTTTGTGTCTCTAGTTTTTGTCGTTTTTATATTATGAACCTCGTCTATTATTATAAGGCGATTATCGAATATATTCTTGATCCGTTGTTTTTCTATACGTTGTTTTTCGCTAATATCGTCGTCGTGTCCTTTAATGTCTATCGACTCACTTATGTAGTTTGCGAATAAAGTGTATCCCATAAAAATATAATATTGTTTTATTAATGCTTTTATTTGACTTATTATACTTACACGGTCACTTTCCACGCCTCTCGCATCGGTTGGATTAATTTCTTTCAACAGCGAATTTCCGACACAAGAATTTATATTCCATATGCCATCTACTAGTTCCAATTTACGCTCATCGAACAATTGTAATCTAAAATTATCCTGTACGTTTGGTGACGCTACTATCATGATTGATTTTTTCAATCCGATTTGTTTCATGTAATTCCTCATCTCCTCCGCAATCCCAATAGCAGAGCACGTTTTTCCAGTTCCCAAACCATGATACAACAACAAGCTATTATATGGTGTTTGAAAAGACATGAAATTCTTGACGAACGATTGGTGTGGCATCAATTCGAAATCAGCACTGCATAATTTTTCGGCTTGTTCTCTTATGTCTTTAATAGACCCGTCATATTGAGTGTCATTAAATTCCTTTCGCTTTGCAATTTTCAAGCTAAAATCGGGATCGTCTAAACGTGGGTATAGGAAATCATGTTTATGATCGTCTACAAAGACTTCATCGTCTGTATATTCTGGTTCATCATCAGGCAGTTTGGCTTCATCATTCTTTTCATCAGAACCGGCTGGTGGATTGTCATTTGGCTGGACTTCATCGGAACCGGCTGGTTCGTTATCGGACCCGGCTGGTGTATCCTTCGGCTGAACTTCATCTGATGCAATTGCAAGCCCTTGTATAATAAGAGGCTTGCTAGAAATGGATATTTTTTTTTGCTTACGTACAACCACGAGACCTGGTTGGGGTTCCGGCTTTTGTTCTGGTTTTAATACAACTTTCGGAACTACTTGTACTTTAATATTATCAGGGACGGGTATTAATTTTATCGGTTCTCCAATCTTACCTTCTCCTCGCTTTCCGTCGAGATACTTGTTACCAACTTTATCCTCATACTCTTTTTTATACACCGCTTCACCAACCATGTCTTTTACGTCTTCCGGAATTTGGCGAAACCCATCTACGACGGGCCAGTATTGGTATGGCTTCACAATACACTTTTGTGTTTTAACATTCCACCGTTGGTTCCTACCACAATCGCCAGTCGGACATATTTCCGGCGGGCATTTATCGTGTTTTCTAGTTTTGTTTTTATCCGAACTTACTTTCGGTGGCATATTTATATATTATGTATATATAAATATGTCCTTTATACTACAATTGATATACTGATAATTGTTTCAGACACGTGTCAACATTTGTTATTATCCGTTTTTTTTCTAAATTGTAGTCGCGTATTTGTGCCAAACACGTGCTGATCGTATACCAACACATTTTACTCACTTCAGAGCGTTGATATTTCTCCGTATCCAGTGTATCGGCATAATCCATATACGCCAAAAAATACTTGTGTTTATAAGATAGATAATTTGATCCGGTGAATATTTCTTCGAATGGAATAACATTATGAATTGGTTTTATAGCATTTGCCTGATAACCAGTTTCCTCGCAAAACTCGCGGATCGCACAGTCGTAATCAGTTTCGTTATTGTTACGCCGCCCTTTTGGAAACCCCCATTCAGGTTCCGACCATACGGAATATTTCATTGATTCTTCAATAATGTCATTCAATGTGTAGAAATCATTTCGCAGGACGATACCAGCAACTAGAGCACTATGTTTATCACGAGAAATACTCTCTTCCAATCTATACCGATTATTACAGTATCCTTCGCCCCATATATCCTTCCAAAGTAAATCAAATTCTACGGTTTTTAGCCGTTCCTTCTCATATGAGGTCATCTGTTTCATCATATTCATAATATACTCTTTGTTATGTACTGAGTATTTACCACGCATAAAATCAATGTAACCCAGAGTTTCTTTCCTACGAATCATCAGATATTCTAATCCGCCACTTTTGGATTTACGAAATGCAATTACCCCAGAGCTGGTAATCGGCATTTTACAACTACTGAATAGATGTCCCGGTTTACCACAATTATTACAATACGTATTTTTATTCATTCAACCTTTTTATATATAATAACAGTGTTCTATATACTTTCAATACATGGATTTCGTTCCTGATATATGGGGACCACATTATTGGTTTTTTCTACATACAGTCGCAGAGTCGTATCCGGAAACTCCTAATGCGGTTACAAAACGTAAATATTATGATTTAATACAAAATATGCCACTTTTCATACCTGTACCTGAAATTGGTAATAAATTTAGCAATCTCATAGATAAATACCCGGTTAGTCCTTACTTGGGTTCTCGCGAATCCTTTGTGAGATGGGTCCATTTCATACATAATAAGGTAAATGCGTCATTAGGAAAAGAAGAAATATCCTTCTTAAAATCAGTTGATTTATATAAATCACACTATAAGGATAAACCATTTATATTAAGCGAAACACTCAATATGCGTAAGCATTATTTGCATGCAGCACTTACATTTTCCTGCATATTTTTAATATACAAACTTGCAAAGGATTCTTAGATATATATATAGTATAAGATGCGATTTGAAATCGTTATATTTTTTATAACAATCTTTATAGTCGCCAATATTTACACGGATGGCAAATACTTGAAAATCGCGCTATCCTGGAAGAAATATTACCAGATGATCGGTGTTGCATTTTTTGGATATATGTTATGTTGGTTGATGAGAAAAAGTCCGGAGAAAGCGCAAAGCATGTTAGTGGCTTCAAATGAATATCTTAAATATCTTCCAGTCGATAAAAGCACTACGGATTTTATTTCTCCAATCTTAGATTTTACATCCAAACACGATTTCGGCGGACCAAGACCACAGCAATATGAGAGTCGAATATTACATTCTGGTGGCGGAGGTAGAGTCGAAGAGACGAGCGGAAGAGTAGGTGCCACCAAACGCTCTGTAAGTGAAACCAAGAAGAAATTTGTAGCAGCACGACAAAACTGGCACTGT